TCTCGAAACGCTCATAGGCCTGAGCGAGCTTGGCGTCGTAGAGGTTTTCCTTGTAGGCCGGGCCGTTGTAGAGCTTGGCGAACTCTGCCCATTTGCGGGCTTTCAGCGACTTGTGTAGCGCTGGATCTGCTGCGATGAAGGCGACGAAGGCGTCAAGCTGCGCACCTTCGCTTTCACTCATCTTCTCGACGAATTGAGCGGCGCTGCCGTAGTCCAGGCTCTCCCAGTGGTAACCCATGATCTGAAACAGGCCCCAGCTGCAAGCCTCGTAGGCGATATCAGCGAAAGCGTCACCGATGATCAGGCGTGCGTTTCTCAGGCGAGACCACTCACCGGCGCCGCCCGTATAACCGCCGCGCTTCGGGTTGCAGAGGTTCGGGAAACGAGCCGAGAGAGTTTCAACGTCGGCGCCTTTGGCTTTCAGGCGCTGGTAGAAAACGTGACGCTCGAACAGGATCACGGGGCGTCCGTCCGGCAGGAAGCCACATCCGTTACTTTCGACCGAATTGACCGTCTTGACACTGATCAGCGGCAGCTCCAAACGATCAGCCGCAGCCTGTAGATCAGCCTCCCGGAGAACACGAACCGAAGGTTTGCCGGTCAGCACAGCCATGGTTTTTGCTCCGGCAATGCCGTCAGCCACCAGTCCGGCGCCGCGCTGCAGCTCGATGACCGCTGCTTGGGTGGAGGTGCCGAACCATCCATCAACCGAGATCTGCGCGCCGCGCTTGTTTAAGAGTCGTTGCAGCTCGGCAACGTCGCTCCCGTGGCTATCCATTTTCAGAACCATGTCTCTCTCCGTAACAGTCGAACGAATCGGTTATCCATCATTGAATTGCTTGGCCTGCACAGCTCGATCACGTTGCCGCGAACGGAGATCAAGGCGATGCAAAGCAGAAGGTTGAGAACGAGCTGAGGCGGGTCAGGCAGGTATGGCCGACCGATGATGTGAAGGATCGGAACCGAACCTGCCGCGACGGTGACGGTGTAGGCGAGCAGTGAGGCAAATGGCCGATGCGTGGCGCCCTTGCGGCTGAAAAACATCAGCGACAGCGCGATCAGGCCGCAGCAAACACTGTTGATCAGCGGCAGGTAGTTCATTTCCTGTCTCCTTTGAATCGAGCCAGTAACGCGCCTGGGTCTTCGGAGATCTTGATCACCCAGAGCAGAAGTCGAACCGCAACTGCGGCGGCAACCAGCGCGCCTACGCCTTCGCTGACTTCGATGCGATCCGGCAGGAGGCTCGTCAGCAATGCGGCGGCAATCGAGGCGCAAAGGATTCCGGCGATAAAACTGATAACGAAGAACCCCACCTTTTTTGCGTTGGTGAGATCGGTTGATGCCAGGACGAAGACGACCGCCCCGGCGAACGAACCAAGGATTACCGCTGACTCAACTCCGGGGAGCAGGGATAGCGATCCGACGGCGACGACAGATCCTGTTGCATAGCTGGTGGAGACTGGCTCGGCCATTTGTTTTCAATCCCAAAGTTGAACCAGACGGTTTTTCGCTGGAGGGGGTAGGTCGGGGAGGGTGACTAGGGTGCCGTGCGGCAGTACAGCGCCGAGCGCGGCCAGATCCGGGTTGGCCTGCAATGTCGCCTCGACAACGCCTGTCGTGCGGCCGTAGTGACGCCATACCAGCGCATCCAAGGTGTCACCCTGCTGGGCACGGACTTGCATCAGATGAGCTCGATCGTGGATCGAGGGACGCCCAGCAGATCGCGGATTGCCCATCGGGCATCCCGGCGTAAATCGTCGATCGGCGTTTCGAGTGAATCGGCAGCCTTGTGGCCGTCGGCTGTTGTGTCGGAGTCGCGATAGCGCTCACGGAGGTTTGCTGAGGCAGTGGAGTACACGGCCCGCAGGTAGTAGTAGACGAGCTCGCTTTTTCCGTCGATTGTCTCGGCGGGGACGGCGTCAAGGGTGTTGTAGCCCGCAGCTTGCTGGATGATGCGCCAGTCTCGAAGATCACGGTTCGCACTGGTGATGGCTTCGACTGCTGCGTGGTACAGGCGAGGATGGCTCACGGTGCCGTCAAGCCGTACGGTCTCTCGCAACGCTGCGAGATCGATGTCAGGAAAGAAGCCCGAGTTTCGGACGGTGTTTTCCGGGGAGTCACTGCTGATGAGTTCGTCCGTGGCTACAAAACCGCTCATGAATCGCTCCGGTAAAAAAGGCGGTGGAGGGGGTTTTGGCGAGGCAAGCCTGCCGTCACCCCCTGCCGCCTTGGTGCGCGGGTATCGCCCGGTGTCAGCTACCAGCACCGCTGGTAGTCGAGTTCTTCAGCTCACGTTCGAGCTTTTCCATTTCTTTCTTGATGCCGACCTTGTCGTGGAGCTGCATGGCCCGCTTCATGTGTTCCAACGCGGTGTAACCGAGGGCCAGTTGCTCATCAGAAAACGGCGGTTCGCCGATCGACAGTCGCTGCGCAAGACCGATTTCCTTGTGGAGCTTCGCCCGCACCTCATCCGGCATGTCCTGACCGGTCGTGATCTCCAGAACTGTATTCAGGGAGGTCACATCGACCGGCAAACCACCGTCGCGGGCACGTTTCGCGAGGTCGGCGAACTCTTCAGCAATGAGGGTTGCGGTGGTGCGCTTGAACTGATCCGGCAGTGAGAGCTGATGCGCGATTGCGTAACGGGCGATTTCGATGGCTCCCTGTCCATCACCGGCATCAATGCGCCAGATGAGGACGGTCATCAGCACCTCGTCTTGGACGCCTGTGCCTGCGGCCAGCACGCCCTCGACATACGGGACGTACTCCGACAACAGCTCACGCTTGATCTCGGCCTTGAGCTCTGTTGACTGCGTTTCCTTGAGTCGTCGGCGATCATTCGCGAGCTTGTGCAACATCAGTTCATGGCCGGTAGCCAGGGCGAGCGGGTTTTCCTCCGCTGCTGCGGAAGTTTCCGCAGCAGCGGTGGCCCGCATGAAATGTGCTTGTGCGGGGGTTGGCATGTTTAAACCGCCTCTTCCAGCTCGATGTTTTCGATGAAGGCCACGCACTCGTAGTCTTCGATCACGAAGGCATCGTTCGACGACTGATAGGTTTCAACGCGGTCGCGTTTCGGGTTGTCGAGAACACTCCGGCGTTGGGCACCTTCCTGCCAATACACCGACAGGTTGGAGAGCTTGGTGATCAGGATTGCGTTTGCCGGGAAAAATGGAACGGTCACCGCCTGACGGTTGCCGATGCGCTTTTGGCTGGTAATCAGGTCTTGAGCCGCTTTTTGCTCAGTCGGGGCCTGTACGGTATTGACCAGCGGGAAGTACTTGTCAGCCAGCAGCGCGCTGCCGCAGATCGCGACCAGTTGGGTGTCCTCGCGATACCACGGTGCTACGAGGTTGTTGACGGCGTCGTAGACGACTGCGTCCAAAGTCTTGTAATCGCCATTCGGGCCGACTTTGATTTTGCCCGTGCCGGGGCCGACTTCCTTCATCCAGCGAGACGGGGCATTCGCACGGATTTTTTGCAGCCAGCCGATGGCGACATCTTGCAGCAGCGGATTCGTGGTGCGATTGCTGGTCAGCGCGCGGCTGGTCCCGTTGAAGCCCACCATGATTCGATCGAGTGCGATGCGTTGAATGATCGCGTCGCGGATGAGTTGCTGAAACTGCGGGAATTTCGCCCAGGCATCGAGATTCGCGTACTTGAGATGCGTGTCGTAGTTGATCTGTTCACAGCGGTAGCGGCTGCCCTCGATCTCGAACAGGTCGCGAGTCTCGCGCTCGCCTGAGTTGGTGTCGGTCGTGCCAGCGATCGGGCCGGTAATCATCAGACCGAGCGCTTCACCTTCTTGCTCGACAACGCCGATGACGTTGATGGACTTCAGGAACTCACTCGATTCCTGAACCTTGTTTTCCATGGTTTGTTGAACCTGTGGAGTAACCGCAAATTTGCTGGTCACTGCCTCCGTGTCAACGCCGTTCAACCGAGCCACTTGCTCACGATAGAGTTTCAGGGCTTGGCGAGTTTCATTGCGCATAGATTTGCTCCGGGCTTGCTAAAGGGGGTGTGCGTTCAGGGATCAGCAGTCGGTGGTAACCGCGACTTTCGAGCCGGTGGCTGATGGCCGATTCGGACTGTTGTCCGGCGTGAAGTTGAGCTGCTTGATAAGTGCGTCCAGAGCGCCGGTCTCTTTTTCGAGGTCAGCGGAAAGCTTGGTTACTTTCTGTTCCAGATCGCTCACCGCGCTGAAGCGCCCGAGCAAGTCGCGTTGGCTTTCGGCAATGATCTCGATCGCTTGGCCGTGATCGGCAAAGTTGGCGTTATCGGTTTTCGACTTGACCCCCAGTAGCTCTTTCACCTTGCTGAACAAAGTCTTGCCATCGTCGTTCGGGGTGACCGCGTCCAGCTCCAACGTGAACTCGATCGCTTCGGAGAACAGCGTGTCTTTACTTTGCTTGCGGGCAGCCAGCGGGCTGGACTGAGCCGAGGCGCTGAACTGCAGCATCTCGGTGCCCAGGCTTGCCGGGTCGTCGGTGACTGCCAGGCCGACCAGATACGCTTCGTTGGTATCAGCGAAGCTCGGATGCACTTCCATGGAGGTGTAAATCTTCTGACGGGCCTTCGTCATCGCGACCAGCTCGTCAGTCGGGTCGATCACCGCAAACAGACCGAGCTTGTTGTCATCCACCGTTTCAGCGGTCAGCGAGAGAACATCGCCATAACGCTTGAACGGACTGTCCGGCAGAACGCCTTTGAAATGTTCCAGATTGACGCGTGCGCCGTACTTGGCCGGGTTGTAGTTCGCAGCCATCTGTTCGATCCAGCTACGTTCGATAACGCGGCCGTCGGTGGTTGCGCCTTCGGTGGCAATGCGGAATTTTTTCGATTTGCTGGCCATTTCCTGTCCTTTGCGATGTTCCCCAGTCGGGCTGGGTGATTGACGCAGCCATGTTGGGGATCGCTGGCAATGGCAGGCAACGACGGGCTGATGTGCCAGCACTCAGCACAACAAGAGCTGATACGAAGTCGCACGCGCGCAACGGCATGCTTGCCGCCATGAACGAGACTACTTCCGACCTAGACCCCCGCCGCCGTGCCCGTGCCCTTTACTGGCAGGGGTGGCGTATTGCTCGAATTGCCGAGCAGCTCAATGAGAAGCCCGCGACGATCCATAGCTGGAAACGGCGGGATGCTTGGGACGATTCCGACCCGATTGAACGTGTTGGCAGCACGCTCGAAGCGCAGCTCATTCAGCTGATCCTCAAGGAATCGAAGGAGGGGAAGGACTACAAGGAGATTGATCTGCTCGGTCGGCAGATCGAGCGGCTGGCCCGCGTGAAGCGCTACGAGAAGACAGGCAATGAAGTCGATCTCAATCCGAATGTAGCCAACCGGAACAAGGGGCCGCGCAAGCCCCCCGCGAAGAACGCTATCAGCGATGAGCAGCTTGAACAGTTGAATGGCGCGTTTATGGATGGGCTGTTCGGCTACCAGAAACATTGGTTCAGGGCGGGCCAGACGGAGCGGATCCGCAACCTGCTGAAGTCCCGCCAGATAGGCGCGACGTATTACTTTGCCCGTGAAGCGCTCATTGACGCCCTGCAGACCGGGCGCAATCAGATCTTTTTGTCTGCCAGCAAGGCCCAGGCACATCAGTTCAAGTCCTACATACTCGACTTTGCCCGTGACGCAGCGGGAGTGGAGTTGAAGGGGGATCCGATCAAACTGCCCAACGGGGCAGAGTTGATTTTTCTCGGCACTAACTCCCGTACCGCGCAGAGCTATCACGGCAATCTGTATCTGGATGAGTACTTCTGGATTCCCCGGTTCAAAACCTTGCAGAACGTCGCGTCGGGTATGGCATCCCAAGCCCAATACCGGCAGACCTACTTCTCTACTCCATCGGCCATTTCACACGAGGCCTATCCGTTCTGGAGTGGGGAGCATTTCAACCGAGGCCGACCAAAAAACCAGCAGATCAAACTCGACATATCCCATAAGGCACTTGGGCCGGGGATGAGCTGCGCCGACGGGCAATACCGCCAGATCGTCAACATCATTGATGCAGAGCGGAGTGGCTGCAATCTGTTCAACGTCGAGCGCTTGCGGCTTGAAAAAAACCCGGACGACTTCGAGCAGCTCTACATGTGCCAGTTCATCGACGACGGCGCGAGCGTATTCAGTCTGTCAATCATGCAAGCCTGCATGGTTGATAGCTGGGCGTTGTGGGAGGACTACAAACCCTTTGCTACGCGGCCTTTTGGTGGTCGCGAAGTGTGGGTGGGCTATGACCCTGCCGACACCGGCGACCGAGCCGCACTCGTCGTTCTGGCGCCGCCATTGGTGGCCGGCGGCAAGTTCAGGATTCTCGAGCGACATCAGTTCAAGGGGATGGACTTTGCTGCCCAGGCTGAAGCAATCCGCAAGATCTGCGATCGCTACCGCGTGACTTATATCGGCATCGACGTCACGGGGCTCGGCGGTGGGGTTTACCAGTTGGTGAAACAGTTCCGGCCCGATGCCCGAGGCTTCAACTACAGCGTTGAGGTCAAAACTCAGTTGGTGCTGAAAGCTTACGACGTGATCAGCAAGGGGCGTCTTGAGTTCGATGCCGGTGCGACCGAGATTGCCGCCGCATTCATGGCAATCAAGAAGACCACCACGCCAAGCGGCAGGCAAGTGACCTTCGCTGCTGGCCGATCCGAAGAAGTTAGCCACGCCGATCTGGCGTGGGCAACGATGCACGCCATTTACAACGAACCGCTGGAGGGGACTACCCCGAGCAACTCCGGCTTCATGGAGATTTACTGATGTCGAACACGCCCAACACGCAGGCGATTGTTGATTCACCTGAGTCCAGTGCCGGGGCTATGTCCTTCAGCTTTGGGGATCCCGTGCCGGTTCTGGATCGGCGCGAGATCCTCGACTATGCCGAGTGCCTGAACGCCGGTCTGTGGTACGAACCTCCGGTGAGCTGGGAAGGGTTGGCCCGGTCGTACCGTGCCGCCGTGCATCACGGCAGCGCGATCCAAGTGAAGCGCAACATTCTGGTCAGCACCTTTCAACCTCACCGCCTGCTGTCGCGATCGGACTTTGCTCGGTGGGTGCTGGACTATCTCACCTTCGGCAATGGCTATCTGGAACGTCGGGATAGCCGAATGAAAACCACTCTATCCCTCAAGCCAGCCTTGGCAAAGTATGTCCGCAGGGGAGGCGACCTCAGCCGCTATTGGTTCGTGCCAAGCTTTGGCTTGGAGCATGAGTTTGCCGAAGGTTCGTTGTTCCATCTGATGGAGCCTGACATCAATCAGGAAGTCTATGGACTGCCGGAGTATCTGGCGTCACTCAGTGCTGCATGGTTGAACGAGAGCGCCACGCTGTTCCGGCGCAAGTACTACCTGAACGGTTCGCACGCTGGATTCATTCTGTACATGACCGATGCCGCTCAGAACGAGCAGGACGTCAACGGCTTGCGCAAGGCGCTGAAGGACAGCAAGGGGCCGGGCAACTTCCGCAACCTGTTCGTGTACGCACCGAACGGGAAGAAGGACGGCCTTCAGGTTATCCCGGTGTCCGAGGTGGCAGCCAAGGACGAGTTCTTCAACATCAAGAACGTGACCCGCGATGACATCATGGCGGCGCACCGGGTGCCGCCGCAGCTGATGGGCATCATCCCGAACAACACTGGCGGGTTCGGCGACGCGGGCAAAGCTGCCCAGGTCTTTTACCATCACGAGGTCGTACCGCTGCAGGAGCGCTTCAAAGAGCTGAACCAATGGCTCGGCGAAGAGGTGGTGACCTTCAAGCCCTACGAGATGGCAGCCCTCGGCACCGCCTGACGCTGACCGCGAGACCCAGCCGCCCAAGAGGGCGGCTTTTTTTTGCCCGGCCATCCCCGGCCTCCGACCGCCACCTCAATTATCACCCAGCGCGCGGACTCGTTACCCCGCCACGCCTGCGCGCCTTTCGTGCCACTAAATATGCACCTGCATGACTCCGGTGGAGGCCCCGTGCGCCGTGGGCTTCGAAGGGGATGTCAGGGGGTTAAAAAACTTGCAGAATCATGCGCCCAAGCGCTTGCAGTGCAGCTTTCTGCGAGGTCAGGTAGAGGGTCTATTCTGGGAAACGGGTAACCGAAGTCATCGCGGTGTTTATATGGCTCAACCCTTTGTTTTTATTGAAGTTTTCTGATTACCTTATATGCGTAATTGGGGGTAACTGATTTGGTAATCTGCATGTAAGTGCTTGATTTATAAGGGTTATTCATATTAAGTAACTAACTCTTATAAAAGGTAATACGATTACTACATAATTACTATTCAATTACCTTTATTCAATTGTGTTAAACGCTTGTGGATCGTGGGCTTGACGGGCGTCTCAAAGGCTCGTGACCGCAGTTACCTTTTTCTTGAACCCCCTCCGACTTGAAAACTGCACACGCCCCGCGTGAGGCGTGCGCGCACGTATACAGTCGCGCATGATTGCTTTCGTCCAGGCGAAAAAAAGCCCCGATCGCGCGGGGCTTGGTGGCTATCTTTTTCGGTCACTGCTTCGATCGGATTTCAGCGGCGCGCCGCTGGATCTCCGGCAGCAGGATCGACTCCAGCAACTTCTGTTTGCTCTTCACGTTGGTGTTCTCGTACACAAACGCGAACTCGTCGTAGGTCGCTTTCGAGCAGCGAAACAACATGCTTTCGGTGAGCTTGCCTTCTTGCTCGACTTTGCCGATCGGAGCGGCGGCAGCAGGAGCTACCGGCGCCGTTGTGTGAGTGTCGGCACCTTCCGCAAATGCAGCCAGCGCATCAGGGTCTACCGGTGGCCTCTTGGGTTTAACGTCGAATGCCATATCCGTTCCTTTCGTTTGATATCAGATGCAACGATATCAAATGATATCGCTCTGTTTGTCACTGTGCGAGTGCTGTGGGTTTCGCGCTCTCGTGGCGCAGTAGGTGGGGGAACATCTCGTCGGCGAGCAACTGGATTTCTGCTCGTGCCTTGCTGTTGCCCATCTCCACAACGCCTTTACCTTGCAACCATGCGTCCCGGTAGATCTTGCGGTCGCGAATGATCGATCGGGCCAGGGTGAAGCTCTCGAACTCTACGAGTAGGGTTTTGGCGTCGGCGACTTCATTGATCACTGGATTGGTTGGTGCGCGTGACAAAACAGCAAAGGCTTCGAGGTTGGGATTGATGCCCTGTGCCAACCCGATCAGTTCGTCGAGGTGCGGAAGCGTTTCAAGGTCTGCTTGGCTGGCCTGAGTAGGGATGATCATCCGATCCGCCGCGACCATCGCCGTGCGCAGTTCTTTGCTGTCGCGACCACCCGCATCAATGATTACGAGCTGATAACGCTGGGCGAGATCCTTGGCCGTAGCGAAAACGTCTCCAGTCTTTTGAACGCAATGCACGACCGGTAGCCCGGCGTCGTTCCTCCGTGCAATGAACTTGGCGGCAGTGGCTTGCGGGTCAGCATCCATAACCACTGTGTCCACGCCTTTTAGTGCCGCCCATACCGCGAGGTTTCCCCCTATGTTGCTTTTGCCCGCGCCGCCTTTCTCACAGCCGATCAACAGAATCATGATTCTCTCCGTAATGACATGATATGAAATGATAACGAATGAAACGATATCATATGATATCACTTTAAGAAAATGACTTTGTGAAGGCCGGGCGTTGCGCGCTGGGGGGTTGAGCAAGGAAGGGAGGGGAATTTTACGTCGAATTTTACGTATTGCGGAAACAACAAGGCCCCGCATCGCTGCGAGGCCTTGTTTTATATGGTGCCGGCATCAGGAATCGAACCCGAGACCTACTGATTACAAGTAAGGGAAACTAATCATATAAATCAAAGGGTTGCAGTGTTTTATTTTACGCAGGAGGCCCGCTGCAAGCCTTGTTCGGCGCGGGGCCATGCGTTTGATTTACGTAGGGTTTTTGGCCGCTGGAGGCTCGAACGGCATGGTTTTTTTTGGTTGCTGAAGTCGGCACCACCACGACTGCGCATAAGCTCGCCCGTCGATAAACTCGATTCCACTCAGCACAAAGCCACTCTCACCCATTCCCACCAACGTCACATCCAGTAGCTGGGGCAGACCTTCCGTCCTTCGGGTCAAGCCATCAAACAACCTTGCAACGTTCGAACTTCGACCAAGCTCAGCACGCTGTTCGGGACCAACCCGAACGTCTCCCCTGATCGCGTTATAACGGCCTCGTTCCTGCGGAGTCAGAGCAACCCCCTCGCAGCGCATAGGAGTAACCAGCATCTGCATTCGACACCCCTATTCCACGTTGCGCACGTCAAGCAGCGTTTCAACGGCATAGGCCAGAGCTGCATCGGCTAATTCAAGTAGCTCGCAGAGGTCATCTCCATCAATGAGATGAGCCCTATGTAACGCATTGGCGCCTTCAATCAGCGACTTATGGTGAGTGCCTGGGCGATTGAGCAGTGCGGCCTGATCGCGGTGAAGCGTCCACCACATGGCAGTCGTCCAGTCCTGATGGGGGTTGGTTACGGTCATCACCTATATCCTGTTTGTGTTGCGAATACTGTACGTATAAACAGTATATGGTGAGCCGTGGGCGGTGAGGTAGCCGCCCGACGAAGTGTTCTATTCCGCTGATGGATTCACGATCGGCACGCTGTGGTCGTAAATGTCCATCATCGCTTCGTCACGGTGACCGGACGCCTCCTGCTTATCGGCTCGGGTGCCGACGGTATCGGTGATTCCTCGGCGCTTGAAGTCGTGCATGCCGAAGCGCTGCTCGGCGGTGATGATCTCAGCCTTGATTGCTTGGGTGATGAACCGTTGCCAAGCGGTATCGAGGCTGGACTTCTGCAACGCGCCGCCGTGAGCGGCGGTGATGATCGGGCGTTGATCTGCAGCGATCGGCACCGGCACGCGCTTTTTGCTCCAGATGTCGGAGCGCACTTTCTTCGCGCTGTCCCAGGCCGCGCGCAAACGTGGCGTCCATCGCACGATGTTGTCACGGCTGCCTTTGCGTCGGTTGGTCAGCACGCCGTCCGGGGTTTCGTTCGCGTCGGTGAGCGTCACCGTCTCGATGCCGCGCAAACGGCAGAGGTAGCTGATCTCCATCACGTACCACAAGTACGGCGCGCACGCGCCAAGTTGGCCGCGTGTGAGCTGGCCCTGCTGTTGGGCGTACTTCACAAGCGCTTTCATGGCAGCGGGTTCAGGGAGACGCCGCTGCTTACGTTCCTTCGGCGCCTCGATGCCCTGCGCAGGATTCGTCTCGACGAAGCCACGGTTTTTGCCCCATTGCATCGTCCGGCGCAGGTAGCGCAGTGCGTGCGCCGCCTTCGACGGCGTTCCCGCTTCGGCAATACGATCGATCACGCGCTGAACCAGCGGCGCATTGAACTTGCGGACGGCCAGTTCACCGAGCGGCTTCTTCAGCTTGGTCGGAAAGGTCAGCAGGACGTCGCGTGAGTATTCATAGTCAGCCTGGGTCTTGGGTTTCAGGCTCTTGAAGCGATCGCTTTTGTGGAACTGCTCACACAGATAACGCAGGCAGTCACGGTCAACGCCGGAGCGATCTTCCATCAGCCGGTGGAGTTCAGACAGGGTCGTAGTTGGTCCGGCCAAATTCGTCCGACGCTGGTTGCCGCCTTCGTCGAAAAACAACGTGTACCAGACACCGGCCCCACGCTGGTCGAAGTAAACGGCTGCCGGTAAGGCAGCCTGATCGATGTGCGCCGGAATGTTCGGGTTGTGCTTGCGCTTTCTTCCGCGTCTCATTAGATGATTTCCGGGCTGTAACTGTCCTGAGTCGGTGGAGTATAGCCACCGGCCTGATTGATCAGATCCGTGGTCGTCCACGGGCCGTTCCGGCCCATGAACACACGAATACCTTGTTCTCTGAGCGTACGCTCGATGTCAGACCGGCGTTGATAGCCGGTGACTTGTTTCAGATCGTCGAAGCTGAGAATCCCTGAGACGTTGCTCATTTGTTTTGTCCCTGTGCTGGCTCGGCTTCGCCGATCGGCTTATTTATCCACAGGCTGCGAATGCGCCATTGGTTGCGCATTTCCTCAATCAGCAGCTCGATCGCGTTGGTGCCGCGCTTTTTGTGCAAGAACTCGCGCAGTTCATCGACCTTTTCTTGCGTTGTGTAGCCCTTGCGCAACCAGTAACGCGCCTCACAGGCGCGAATCTGAAGCGGCACAGGCAGACTGGCCAGTGTGTTATTCATGGCGCGTTGCGCTCCCCGCAGTTCGGGCAGTCAGCGAATCGTTGTCGATCACTCAGGAAACGACCGCAACCGCCGCAGTTGGTGAGAGAGAAGTAGCTCTTGGAGCGCTGGCGTTTTACCGAGGGCAGCTTGAGGCATACCTCGCGTAGCGCCTGCTTATGATTGAGCAGGGAGACCTGCACGATGGGGCGTGAACGGTCAACGATGTAGCCGCATGGCCAAAGCTCGAAGCCCTCCGACAGATAGCTGGCTGCATCTGAGGCGCCAGGGTGAATTGCTTCTTCTAAGTTGGCGGTCGGGCCGCTACCGCCGAGCCACACAAGATCATTTCCATCCCATGAACGTGTGTATGCCACGTATACACGGCCATCCTCGTTGCGGTAGGCCTCGGCTTCAGACCGGGTTAGGTACTGGCAGTCGACGCCGATTTCTGCCCGTGCACGAATATATTCCACAGGCCACGGTAGGTCGGTCTCACGGCTCTCGAAGTGCTTTACTGCGCTCTCGCGGGTGAACAGCTCTGCCTTGTCCAGGTTCGAGGTGTAGCCACCGCCGTTTCTCCAGAACATTGCGCGGCTGCCGACGTTGCTGCGGCTATCCTGTAGATAGAAATGGTCGTCGCCGATCGCGCTCATTGGGTGTGTGCTAGCCTTCGCGGCGCCGCTTTGTGGTTGATGTGCTTGCATGGTGCTTCTCCTGCGTGGTGGCAGGTGTCGGGGAGTTGGCGCTCCTCGACACCGCTTATCTTTGTTCTGTTAGCCGAATGAGCATTCGGCAAGTCCCGAGAGCAGTACGAGCTCCATTCCCTTCTGAACGATGGACAGCAACATCAACACTGCGAACAGACCCAGGCCAACGCTCAGCGCGATCTGATTGAACTTACCCATGGGCGGCATCCTTTGCGTTGCGGTATTCGGACTCGAGGATTTCGGTCACCCGGTCGTTGAGCTTGGCGCTGGTGGATACGTAAACCGCATCATCAGTTGCGAAGAAACCAACGCCACACAGCAGCAGGTTCCCCCAGTCCGTTCCGATCGATTCCCACAACGGTTCGAGGGATGCTTTGCACTTCGGGAAGCCCTTGCTGTACTTCGCATCCAAAAATCTCAGCGAGGCATTCAGACGTTTTTTCGCCTCAGGCGTAGAAGCGCGGGTGACATCACGAGGTAGCGCGGCGCGCGGTCGCTGGGTGTCACCATCCCCCGGTTTTGTCCAAAGCGGCGAGATGAAAGCTGGCGAGAACTTCAGGCCGAAAAAGCTCCGACCGAACAGGTCGTGCTTGTATACAGGGATGGCTTCGAACTGCTCTGCAAACGCTTTCGCCTCGGCGATGACCGCAGTGTTCTGTTCGGCATAAGCTGCCCAAGCAGCAAGCACTTCTTTTTCACTGGACTTGTAGAAAGGCATCTCAGTTGGTCTCCGTTTTGGATCGGGTAACGATGGTTTTCAGGCTCTCGTAGAGGTCTGGCAGCTCTTGTTTCAGGTGCGCGGCGATCAGCAGGTCAACGCGGTTTATGCTCGCCAGTTCGATGTGTTCCAGATGCACCAACCGGAAAAGCTCGGCGGTCGGGGCGGGCATCGGACGTCCGCTTTCGTAGCGGCTGGCAGCCGTCTGGTTTACGAAGATTTGCCGCCAGAATTCGGACTGATTGAGGCCGGTTGCTGCGCGGATCTCGCGCGGGTTTGGGTGCGATGTTGGGCGGGCCATGATCAGAAACCCTCGAACTTGAGGCGGATGGTTCGGGTGTTTTCTTCGTCAGTCGGCGGGAGGATTCGGCATCCGTCGGCTGTGATCAAAATCTTGCGACCCAGCTTTGCGCTTTCGTCGAAAACCACGTCCATAGCGACGTTGATGTGATCAGCCTGGACGCGGGCGATCAGCAGCAAGCCGTGGCGCTCGGTGTAGTGAGCGACTGTCGGAACACCTTGGTTGGTGAATTGTTCGGCGAGGTGTTCGGCCTGCTCCAGAGTTGGCAGCGCCTTTTCCAATGCGCGCAGGACGAAGCGAAAGCGCTTGCTGTATCGCACCACCGTGCGGGTATAGAGGTTCGTCATGGTCAGTTCCATTTGAGGGTTGAGGTGGCTCACGCTTTGAAGACCCAGCACTTCACGGTGGCCGGGAGCGTTTGGTGGAACGCGTCCCTGTTCGTGTTGCGTCGGGCGTTGATCGCGCTGTTTACGGCGCGAATTTCTATGAACTGGCGGTTTCGGCTGGACTTCAGGACGCGCTTGAGGTCGGTCAGCGGCGGGATGCGCTGTTTCTTTTCTGCAGCCAGTTGCTCGAAGTGGTTGAGGTTGATGGCGATCAAGCCCGCGTCGCGGCTGTGATTGAGCTTCGGCTGACCATCAGCGTCATCACCGGCGCCGTCGAGGTACTCGAACGCCTCCCAGAACGACTCAACCATTGGGTTTTCGCGGGAAAGGGCTTGCTCACGCTCAAGGGCCAGCTCGGTGATAACCGCTTTGGCTTCCTTCATTTGCGCGTCACTGATCGGGCACACCAGCTTCAGGGCATCCAGAAGCACCATCAGCTGTGCGTGGTTCTTCTGAATACGCAGGTTCTTTGCCCCGGCTGCTTGAATTTCCTTTTCGTAAGGGCGCTGACGCTCATCCATCAGTTTCAAGACTTCGGCTTCTTTGGTGACGGCCTTGACCAGAAAGCCGCTAACTTCGCTGGCGGTCATGCGACCGAGCGCGAGGCCACCTTCGCGGCCTTCGTCGGACTGGCGGCTCTTGTCGAACCAGACGTGGATGATCCGTTCCATGATGGCCGGTGAAGCCTGAACCGGGGCGTTCTGGCTAATCACCAGTGCCGCGCGAAACTGGGGTTCGTAAGTGTCGTTGCCGGAGTTTTTAACGCCTGTGGTACGCAGGGCACCGCCGTTGTAGAGGGACTTGAAACTGTCCCAGTTGAACGCCTGTTTTGGTCGGCCTTTGCCTTCGTCATCGTCGCTTCGATCGGACTCAAGCATCACAACCGGCATGTTCGAGACTTGGGCCATGGTGCGCAGATAGCCAACCATGGAGCCTTTCAGCGGGTCAGAACCTTCGTAGCCGTTGCGGCCCAGCAGTTTCCATAGAGTTTCGAGCAGAGTGGACTTACCGGCGCCGGGCTCACCTACAACTTCCATGAAGGGAAACGACTCGAAGCGTTCGCGGATCTGCTCGGCAAACAGGGTGCCCATCCAGTAGGCCAGCACAATCAAACCGCGCGGGCCGTAGCAGAGGTAGATCAGGTCAAACCACGACTCGCTGTAGGCTTTCAGATCCGGGTTGATGTCGAGTTTCACCGACTTCGACAGGCTCTTGATTGCCAGTTTGCCGATGTCGAAGTAGTCCTCGTCGTTGATCTCTACCAGCTTGTCAGCCGCGATCGCCACGTCGTTGTAGACGTAGCAGCCGTGGTCGGCGCTGTACCCGATATAGTCGATCGTCTGGACTTTCTTGATGTTGAAAGTCCAGCGCGACAGCAGGCGGTCGAGTTGGCTGGCGCTGCCCGTCCAGATAGCACCGGCACCCATGTGCAGCAGGCGCTTTTTGAACTCGGACGGTGCCGAGAGCTGGCTCGCCGTGAAGGTGCCTTTTTCCGGTTTACCGCTGTGTGGAAAGTTGACGCGGAAGTAGTACCAAGACTCGTCGGTAATCTCGTTCTTCATGTAGTAGAGCGGCGTCGGCTGGCAGTTGCAGATCTCAACCACGCAGTTGCTTTCGGCCAGGGCTTCGAGCCGCTGCTCTTCGCGAGTCATGTCCGGGCAGTCTTCTTGTACCTTCTCCAGCACCTTGCCGAACGCGTCGAGATCGAGTTTGAACCAATACAGCCGCTGTTCGAAGTCGAGCGGGAATTGGGTGGTGCCGAAGCGCGAATAGATCAGGTTCGCTTTAGCCTGCGCGCTCTCGGCGATCACCAGTGCGCCGTGGTAACGGTAATCCTCAAGATCCTTCGGCTTGAGTCTGTCGAGCCGGTGCAGGTCGTCCCAGTCACGCTTGGCCGCACCACGAGATGGGGACAGAGCGGCAGCAACCTCCCAGCCTTCCTCTTTTGCGCGGCGGCAATATTTGCGGGTGAAGGAATGCCCAGCAGGGTCATCGTCGTAGGCAAATACCAAACGAGGGCGTTCGCGCCCGTTCGCCTCGCACTGCGCAGCCAATGCCGCCAGAGCCTCACTCGGATAGTTGTTGGTCGTGAGGGTTGAGGTCGCAGTGATGCCGTTGTGCAGCAGGCCGATCGCCTTGAAGATTCCTTCAACGATCCAGATCTCTTCAACGTCAACGAACGACTGGCCGGGAGCCTGCCACCAAGTGCCGCCGTAGTTCCCCCGGAAGGTCGCCTTGCGCTTACCGAAGCGTTGCGGCCGATCGATGATTCGCTCCCAGTAACCGACACCGGGCAAAGCAAAGCGAACAGTGGCGCTACCGATACCTTTGTCAGCGTCCCAGTAGCTGTCTTGGGTGTACCAGCCTTTGATCGTGTTGAGATCAAAACCTCGGCCTTCCTTCATGTAAGCGTCAGCGGTAGCGTTCGGATTCTCAGCGCACTTCGGTGCGCGATCCGACCAGCTCTCAAACAGCTCGCTGTAACGATCCTTGATGTGTTCTTCGAACCCGCATTTGTTGGTGCGGTTGCAGCGCAACACCCACGGATGTTCTGCGTTGGTGTAGAGCTCCTTCTTGTGGCAGTTGGGGCATTCCCCCTGCTGCAACCAATCGCCGACACGCTTGAACGCGAACTCGCGATCAAGCTTTTCGGTTACGGCTTTGTAAAGGCGCTGTTCCATGGTGGGTTTCCATCAGGCAAAAAGATCCCGTCACACCGGAAATGCCGGTGTGAGGCGGTGTACGAATTCAGGTCAGGTAGTGCGGGTCAGCTCACCGCGAGTTCTAGCTGGTTCTCATCCGGGGGAGCCTGCTTTCGCTGGGCGACCGGGATGAACACGCGAGGGTTCGGTGTTGCGCTTGGCGACAAGGTGCGGGCTACTTCAGTGATGCTCACGAAGGTGTAGCCACACTTCAGATTTGAACACTGCATGTAGCTCTCTTTGCAGGTCGGCGACATGTACCGACTGGTGCGTGTGTGAGCCGGGTTTGTGCAGTGGGGGCATTGCATCGCCATAGGGCAAACCTCGCGCGTTAACGGCAGAAGACGGCGTAAGTGAGTTCATTCATTTGCGTAACCTTCTGGCAGATCGCTAAGCGGATCTCGTCCAGGCGCTCGCGCTCCTTGGCGTCTACCTCGCCATCGCGGGTGGCTTCGCGCCACTCACGGGCGAGCCGCCCAACTTCATCGACCAGCGCCATGTAAACGGACTGGATTTCTTCATGGTCAACGGTGGCTACGCAGGGCAGGGTGATAAACACGCCGCCAGACTCTGCCGCTACCGCCTCCGCAAACAGCGTGGTGTTGCTGTTGGCCTGCATCTGCATGGCGAGATGCACGTCTACGGACTGCCCTTTACGTTCGTAGATGCGGTTTTCCAGCCCGTCTTTGGACAGGCTTACTGACGCTGCCATCGCTGACCAGCCACCATTGACCGAGCGGCACATCGACTGATAACTCGCACGGATCCTGTCCACCGGATTCTCCGGCGTTCGGTGGTGTGCGGTTTGCTGTTTGATGTCTACCATTGGATTAGGCCTCGCCCGCTGCTTTCATTGCCTCAAGGCCTCTGAGATAGATCAGGCGAGCGAGGCTACTTTCGGATCGGTTCTGCTGCTGTGCCATGTCGCCAAGACCAGCCTTTTCGTCGGCTGTCAGCCTCATCGCAACGGGCTTATCGGACATCACCCCATTAGGGGCTCGGCTACGTGGTGTGGTCATTTCCGGTCTCGGTTGGTGGTAGGATTGTGTAAATCTGCAATACACAACTGAATTATTCGCAGGAATCTGCAATATGTCAAACGATCTTTGCGAAAAACTGCAATACAACGATCGGTTGTCGCAGGAACGCGTTCGTCTTGGCCTCACCCAAACGGAGATGGCCAAGCGTGGCGGCGTTGCTTTTCGTACTTACTGTGATTACGAGGCGGGCAAGACTGAGCCGAAGCTCGGCTTTCTCGAAGCGGTAGGGCGCCAGGGTGCCGATGTGCTTTATATCGTCACTGGCGAGCTGTCCGGTGGGCATTTGGCCCCGGACGAGATGCTGGTTCTGGGTGGATACCGAGAACTCGACTCGAAAGGCCGCTCGGGCGTTCTTGGGATGATCGCCGGTTACAACGCTCCAGAAGCACAACCCACGCAGAAGTTCAGCATGGGCGACGTTGCCCAGATCATCAGCGGCGGGGCAGTGAATCAAACCGGTGCGCGTATCAGCACTGGCAAGAGGACGAAAGGCTAGGAAGGATTAGCCGTCCGCCAAGTATAATGGCGGAAAGCCATTATGGATGTGGGTGCGGTGGATCATGGGGGAAAGTTACAAAGTTGGGGATGTTGCCCAGCTCATTACCGGCGGTACGGTCAATGAGGGCAGCAACAACCCGCAGTTGAGCAATGTTTTCAATCTGTCATTCGGTTCAAATACAGATAGGGCTATCACCGACCTGCAACGTAAGGCGATCGCCTACCGAGTAGGGGAAGTTCTGAGTGCCACCGGCCTCGAACGATTCGACGTTTACAAAGTGATTCTCACTGACTTCGGCGTCGATAAACTTGGTGAGCTGCCACGTGACAGCTTTCACGAGGTGATGGCTCTACTGGATCGCTGGGTCAAGGATCCTCTCAAAGTGCCTCAGTCTTCGTCTTTTGCGCATCCCTTTGCGCTCACGGGTGACCCAGGCTCATCAAACGAGCCGTCGCCATCTGCTGGCGGATCTTTACGCCGCAACACCATCATCATTTCGAATCGACAACTTGCCTGCGCCATCGGTCTAGCCGGCGCGCTGCTTTGCGGCGCGTGGCTGGCTGGCCTCGGGTTTGCTCAGGATCCGACCGTATGTCAGTTCAACGGCAAGGCCTTCTCGGTCGGAAGCGTGCTGAAGATGGAAGGCTTCAAGCGCGTTTGTCAGCGCACAACAGACGACGGCCCCGAATGGGCCGTTCCAACATCAGAGAGCGCCTGAGCTCTCGCATAGGAAACCACCGTGAAAAGAACCGGCCTTACCCTGCTGCTACTCGCATCGTTCAACATTGCGCATGCGGAGCCCGTTCCATCGAGCATTGCCAAGCAGCTCAAGCCGCTTGATATCAAAGCCGTCGAGCTTACCGGCGATGCGTTACGCGTGGACATGAACCGACCGCGTGTCACCGAGGACATCTACGCCACGGTGGTGAACAGCGTATGCACGAGCCTGATTCTTGAGCCCGGCTCGTGGGGCAAGACCGACTTTCAACGGATCGAGGTTGTGAACTCATTCGGCGCGCAGGGCCGTGTGTTTGCGGGCGGTGCGGCAGAGTGCAACGCGATCGGCAAGCTGACCATGGATGAGGTCAATCAACAGTTCTTGCCGGAACACACCAGCCTCTGGAGCGCGCAGGGTAATTAGTCGGTGTCGATTTTTAGCTCAAGGTCGAGCTGAGTAGTAAAGCCGCTATCTGACAGCGAGTGAGATACTTGGCTGATGATCCAGTCAGTGCCGTCAATAGTTGGCTTCCAGCCGCTGACGATCGCGGGCAGCTCGGGGAACAGGTCGGCGCGGCCATGGGCCAGGGTGATGCTGAACGAGGCAACACCACGCTGTAGCTTGTCGAACGCAGCCTTGGCTCCCCGAATCGCGGTAACTTCACTGGCGTAGGTGTGCCGCAGAACTTTAGTGTTTTCAGCGCTCGGCTTGATGGGGTCAGTCCTTTCAACGCCGAGCTTTTCGCGTTTCCCCGACTTCCCTGACTTCACCTTCTTGATGACCGTCTTGGCATCGACCAGCACTTCGCCTTTTTTGGCTGACCCGGTGTTTTGCCAATAGGCCTTCACGGCGGTGAAGTTGTTCCCATCCGCAACTGTGAAACGGTGCTGATCGCCCTTCGATCGGACGATCGTGACGACACCGAGCGGCAGTCCACTGGCGCTTTTGGCCTCACCTGCCTTGATGAACATCAGGCGGTCATGTTTCACCGTGGCGATCGCATCGAACTGTTCGGCAAGGCGCGTGAGCAGATTGGCGTCAGACTCACTCGTCTGGTCGATATGGTCTACCACCTCGTCAGCAAGCTGCTTGGCGATCTCTGCGGTGAGTCGATTCTGACTGGCGATCGCCAACACAATGTCCGCCAGTTTCTTGCCGTGAAAGCTACGCTCGCGTTTTGTTGTCAGGCCCGCCCGAAGATCTGCGCTTCTCGCCCTGATGATCAGCTTGTCAGGACTCCCGCTGTGTTCGACTTCATCGACGGTGTAGGTGCCTTTGTCGATCAGTCCTTCATGTTTCCAACCCAGCGCGAGGGAAAGTTTTGCCCCGCGAGGCGGCAGGTCGAGCATGCCGTCGCTGTCGTCCAAGGTGATATCCAGCTGGTCGGCATCAAACCCCCTGTTGTCAGTCAGGGTCAAGGATTCCAATCGGCCTTGCAGCGTGCTGGTAATGTCTTTCCCACCGACGATTGCAACGCGGTAGTCAGGTGTCGGGTGAATTTCTTCCCGAGAGTACTGGCGGTTTTCTTGAGCCGGAGCGATCACGACGGACTCCCCTGCGCGCGGTTGACTTGGCCGACCCGATCGATCTTGTCGTCATCGACGCGTTTCAGGCTGAGGCTGAACTCGATTCGCCGCGGCGTTCCGTCTTCAAAGAAATAGCTCTTCGTCTCGCTCAGGTTGTCGATGACGAATAGCCCATGGATGCGTCCGTCACTGCCGTCAATGAGTGGCCAGGAAGAACCCTGATCGCCCATTTCACGGATCAAGTCGAGGCTCGGGCGACCTCCCGTCAGTTCCGGCAGCAGCACGCCGTTCACGGTGATGCTTTCATCATCAGGGCCGAGAAACTGCCGTGCCGGACGCGCTCCAACCCGGCTTGTCGTCGGATGACGCCAGCCGAATTGATGCTGCAGCTCTTGATAAGGAAGGCTCGAAAGACTGAACGTGAATTGCCCGAGGGCCATCATCGACATAAATAGAATCCTTATTCCTTATCGCCAAGACGGGATCGGCTACGTGCCGCTTTTTGTCGTTCCACATTGGCAACTTCCGTTGCGACCAACTTGGCGAGCATTTGCGCGTCCATGCCTGGGGATGGGTGAACATTGATAATGATTTGGCCACCACCAGATGGCGCAGAACCTCCGGTGGTGTTAGCAGGCGCAGAGATAGGTGGACGGCTGTCGATCGGGATCGAACGGCCAAACGGCGATTGATTTTCGATCGGGATCGAGCGGCCAAGCGGCGATTGGCTGTCGATTGGCAGCGTCCCAGCCATCGCAGTGCCTGCACCAATTGTGATTCCAGCTCCCACGGCAGTGATCTGCTTGGCAAAGCTGGTGACCGCAGACAGTGGCCCTGCTTGGTTCTCAGTCAAGCCTTGATTCAGGCCTGCCATCGTGAAACCGCCGAGCTCAGCAAACACCCGGCTCGGACTGTGAATCCCGAGCTTTTCCTTGAACCAATCAATTGTCGCGCCACCTGCGCCCGTAATCGCGTCTTTGACCGCGCCAAGGCTGCCGGTGATGCCGTCTACCATGCCTTGCATGATCTGCGAGCCGAGGGTCATGAATTTGGCGGGCAGCGCGCCCATAAACGCCATGATCTGATCCCAGTGGGTGTAAATCTGACCGGCGAGAGTCCATGTCATGAAGAAGTTGGCGATAGCCTGCCCGACTCCAAACACGATATTTCTTATACCGTCCCAAGCGGCTGAGGCTCCGGCCTTGATACCTGTCCACAGCGCCGCGAATTTTGGCCCGAGCGTGTCCCAGTTCGACCAGATGTAGATGGCGGCTCCCGCAATCAGAGCGACGATCGCGAGAATCGGGTTAGCCATCATCGCCATAAACAACATCCGCAGAATGCCGATGAGCTTCATGATGCCGCCGCCCATCAAACTCAGCGCCCCCTTGAGCAATCCCGTTCCCCCGGTGAAGACCTTCATCAGCGTTGAGACGCCACCGAGTTTGGCCCCCAGCATGGCGAACCCTGCATTTGCGATCAGCATGGGGCCGAAGATCGTAGCCATGGCGAGCGTCAAGGCGCCCAAGACAGTCAGAACGATGGCGATCACACCGGCAACTTTCATCAGCGCGTTAGCGAGGACTGGGTTTTCTTTCGCCCATTTTCCGAGCCCTTCGGAGACATCTGTGATCCATTTGGTCAGTGCTTTCAGTTCAGGAGCGATCGCCTCACCGAAGCGAACAAGTGCGTTCGTGAACGTACCGCTTGCGGCGTCCCAAAGGTTCGCCAGTGTGCCGAGCTGAGCGTTCACCCTGTCCTGCATCGAAGCCTGGGCGTTCATCTTGCCCATCATTTCGTCGTAACCGGCCTGACCTTTGGTGATCAGCAGCGACACAACCTGAGTTACTTCGGAGTCGTCACCGTAGAGATCTTTGATCAGCTGGATACGGGTTTCGGTGCTGAGTCCCTTGAGCTTGTCCAGCTCTTTGAACATCTGCGGCAGACCACCAAACTCACCTTTCCCGTCAGTGAAATTGAGTTTCAGGTCGATACCTTTTGTGGTCTTTAGATCATTGAGGGTTTTGGTTATGGTCGCGGTGTCCATGCTCTTCTGGAACACCTTCCGATAAGCGTTACCAGCACTTCCGCCGTCCGTCATGCCAGCTTGGTTCGCCATTGCAAGCAATGGTGCGAGCGCCTTGGCGCCTTCCAGACCTTTCATCTTGACCGTGTCCATCCCTGCCGAAAGCTTACTGAAGCCTTGCAGCATCCAGTCAGGGTTTACCCCGGTGTAGTAGGTTCGCTGGATCACATCCATCAGCCCCATCATGTCCTTCTCAGTAGAGCGGGTAGCGTCCTGCAATTGAGCCGAGAACTCAGCCGCTTCCTCGAAAGGCATTTTGAGCTGTACCGCGAGCATGCCGGTGGCCTCACCCAGCCCGCCGAGAATCGACTGCGCTGACATGCCTTGCCGAATGAGCATGGTCATCATGTTCTGGAAGTCGGCAGTTGTGCCCGGCAGCCGGTTGCCGAGGTTGTTGGCCAGTTCACTGATCTTGTCGAACTCTGCCGAGACCGCACCTCCCGAGGTCATCATCGACACCTTGAGCTGCGTGGCGGCGTCCTCAGCTTGGGCGAACTCTTTCACAGGTACGAGCAAGGCGGCGCCCGCAGCGGCACCGGCAGCCGTCATCCCGGCGCCTGCGCCGGCCATGTTGTTCCGCGTCTCCATGCCCTTGTCATACTGAGACTTGATGGCTTGCATGCGCTGCTGTTGCTTGCTGACCCGTGCCAGTTTTGCAGACTGCTGGGTTAGCACGCGATTGACTGACTCGACTTGCTCCTTGAGCTGTCGCTCATGGCTGGCGAGTTGGTTGGTGCTGATACCTGCTGCATCGAGTGATGTTTTGGCCGCGCGCGCAGCCTCGATTCGTTTGGTGTTCGCGAGCGATAGTTTCTCGACGGCGATCTCGGCGCGCTGCAGCTGACGAGCCATCTTCTCTGTGGGTGGCCCGGCAGCGGCCATCGAGCTCGACAGCTCTTTGACCTTCTGCCGAGCAGCCGCGAGCTTGTCACCGGTTTCCTTTGCGTCTCGTGTGAGGCTGCGGAAAGCGTCAATCCTGCCCTGTTGGTCGTTCAGCGATTTGAGCTGGTCGCGGCTTTCCTTCACAGCTCGCGACAGCCCTTTGCTGCCCTGCATCACAGCCTTCAATGGGCGTGTTGCCCGATCGACCGCCTGCAGGATGACTTCCAGTTTCAGATTACGTATGCCGCTCATTCTTCCGCTCCGCTTCGTTGCCGGGCGCGCTCGCGCCATTCCATCAGTTCGCTAAGGCTCATTGCCGACATCGACTCCGGCGTCCAATGGAACACCGTGGCGATGTCGGCCATTGGGTCTTCTACTCGGCGGGGGATTGATCCGGCTTGCTCGCCTTCGGCAACAAAAAATCAGCGACCTGCGAACCGCACTGAACGAGGTCAGCCGGATCCATTCGTCCGACATCCTGCTCGGTGAGCGCGGGCGAGCTCAGGCGTGGCAGGATCTTGGTGAGGGACGTCACGTTCATCTGCAGCAGGTCGGTGAGTGCGATGCCGCGAAGCTCGCCCGACGATGGCTTACGCAGGGTCACCTCGGTGATGACCTGTTCACCGCGCTTGATCGGAGTGTCGAGAGTAATGGTCTGGTTCTGAGACATGAGATGCGTTCCTGTGTGTTGAAAATGTTGGTCGCCACGGAGGCGACCGGTGGGTTAACGACCGATGGCGCGGCGGTGCTGTTCGAGGCGATCCACGTTGTTGACCTTGTAGATCATGTTGACCATATCGATCTCAACGAGGGTGCTGCCATTGACCGCGAGCTTGTAGTAGCTCAGCGATGATTTGATTTTGAACTCGGTGTCATCACCGGCCTTGGAGCCGCCGGGATCGATCTCGGTGTGACGGCCACGGCAGATGGCCTCGACTGCATCGACATCGCCGGTATCGTCGCGCTGGTAGCTGCCAGAGAAGCGCAACAGAACGCCGCCGACGGTCGTGATGCCGAAGTCTTTGATGATCTGGTACATCAAGCCGCCGTAGCTGTGTTCGAGCTCGAGCTTTTCAACGCCCAGGTCGATATCCACTTCACCGGGCATGCCGGCGCCACGGTACGCCTCGGCCTTCATGGCGAGTTTCGGCAGCGTGATTTCGGTTGCCTGACCGAAGAATTCTTCGCCGTTGTAGAAGACGTTGAAGTGCTTGAGTTTGCGGGGTAGGGACATAGCGATTTCCTTCTATGTCGGGCTGGGTCAGCAGCCCGCTCAGTTAGCCGTTGACGCGCGAAGCGAAGTCGACCAAGTAACGGTCGGTGATGCGTTGACGGAAGCTCAGGTCTTCCAGCGGAGGCACCGGGGTGTAGTCGTAGTCGAGGAACAACTTGCCCGATTTGAGGGTGTCCTTGGTGTTGATCTCTTCGTCGTACCACGCCTCACCACCGATCAAGTAACCCAGGCTGACCAGCTCGCGGAACTTGGCGTTCAGGCCTTCCAGCATGTCTTTGACCAGCGACGGGTGCAGAGGCATATCAACCGCCCACATGTGCGCTTCCGCCATGGTGTCAGCGAGTACCTGTGCGGTGCGGGTGTAGTTTTCAAACTGGAACAGCGGATCATCGGAGCAGGTGCGGGAGCCCCAGAAGCGATAACCGTTGTTCTGTACGAGCGTGGTCACTTCGTTCTGGTTGAGATAACCGGCATCGGTGTTCGGGTCTTGCAGATCCCAGAAGACATCGCGGCTCATACCCGTTACACCGTTGACGCCAACGTTGGATAGGGTTTTGTGCCAACCGGTTTCCTGATCGATCTTGGCGCGCAGGCCCAGTGCGCGAGCAACAGCGTAGGCGGTGGCTTCCTGATTAAGTGCGGTGTCCCAGCTCACGAAGTCCGGCCAGATGGTCATCAGCTCCCGCTGGCTGAAGTTATCGCGGTACGTGACAGCCTCTTCCTTGGTTGCGCAACCATGCGCCGAAACGTACGCAAAACCCCGTAGCTTTTGAGCTATCGACGCCAGTTCGGACGCGACCGGAAGGCTGTCGAGGCCCGGCACGCCGAGGATGCGCGGTTTCACTTTGAGGGAGTTCTGCGCGGTCAGCAGCGCCTTCATCCCGGTCAGCTTGCCCGCCGACGTGGTGGTGCCGATCAGGTTACTGGTGGTCTCGGCATCGGTTGCGCCTTTCTTCGCGCGAACGACGACGATGACGGGGTTGGTTTGGTCTGCGATCGCGTCCAGGCTCGCGGCCAAGGTGCCTGTAACACCTGCTTTACCGATAGCCTGATTGACGTTGGTGATCAGCACCGGGCGATCTTCAGGGAAGAAGCTCGCGTCGGCATCTTCTGCGATGCAGGTCAAACCGATCACGGCGGTGCTGACTGTCTGAATGGTGCGCGAGCCCTCGTTGATTTCGAGGACTCTTACGCCGTGGTGGTACTGGTCTGCTGCCATTGTCTCTTTCTCCGGGGTAAGAGGGTTGCGGCCAAGAATGCCGCGCGCGCGATTGCGCGGCATTGCCCCGGTGTTGTGCCTGTTAGAGGCACAACAATTGCGCCTAGAAAAGCCCGCCAAAGACCTCCGGTTCCCAGTTCATGATCACCAGCTCGCGGCTGGTCTTGGCATCACCCCGTAAGTTGTCCACCGAATACTTGATATCGAGCCCTTCCATGTGGAAGCCCGCGAACGCTTCACGGATGTCCGGGTGATCGTTGATCGAGACCATTACCTTCCCTTTGCACTCGCGCATGAACTTTGCCAGGGCGAGATAGTTTTCGAAGCCGAAGTCAACGCCGTAGCCTTCCGTCTCCCAGTACGGTGGGTCGCAGTAGAAGAACGTGTGAGGGCGATCGTAGCGGCGCATGACTTCCTGCCATTGCAGGTTCTCGACGTAGGTGCCCGATAGCCGCAGATGCGCGGCGCTCAGGTTCTCTTCGATGCGACACAGGTTGATTGCCGGGCCGGTGGTTGCCGTGCCGAACGTCTGCCCGCTGACCTTCCCGCCGAAGGCGTGCTGCTGCAGGTAGAAGAAGCGAGCGGCACGCTGGATGTCTGTGAGCGTTTCAACGTTGGTCATCTGCTGCCATTTGAAAATCTGGCGGCTGCTGAGCGCCCATTTGAACTGGCGAACGAATTCTTCGAGGTGGTGCTGCACCACCCTGTACAGGTTCACCAGATCGCCGTTGATGTCGTTCAACACCTCGGTCTGAGCTGGCATCGGGCGCAGGAAAAACAGTGCGCCCCCACCGGCAAAGACTTCGACGTAACACTCGTGCGGAGGAAAGAGTGGGATCAGCCGGTCGGCGAGGCGCCGTTTGCCACCGATCCACGGGATGATGGGAGTTGCCGCGTGCATAGTTCTTGCCTTTCAGTTGACGCTCGCGGGCGCTCTTGTGCGGGGCTCGTGGCCCTCAGTGAATTCAAGGTGCCGCAACGCGGGCACTTGATGTTGAGTTCGATATAACGGCCTGAGGCTAGCTTGCGGGCGCAATTGCCGCAGCGAATGTCTTCCATGTTGAGGTGAGCCCTTTATGCGATCGTGCTAAGGTGCCCGCGCCTTGACGTCAGGCAGGCGGCCTCGGCTTTGGCTCACTGGTCTGATCAGTGGTGTTGAAGCGGCTGGACGGGTGTTCGCGCATCCGTCCAGCCGCCGTCTCTTAGTTTTGGGTTGTTACTGTCAGCCAGGTCGGTGCGACCGGTCGATATTCCGCGAGAGGGAATTGCGACCCTAGCGGCCAATCACGCAACTGTCGGCGGTAGGCCTGCAATTCCGCGTACTGGTCAACCGTGAGCGAAGTTTCGCCACCCTCCTCGATCTCGTCGCGGTGCCGGGACACCAACGGATCAGTCAGGGCCAGTTGCGCGTCGCGCCAAGCACGCTCAGCAACGGCAAGCGCCTCGGCGTCGAGTGGCGGCGGATCAATCAGCACCGGATAACCATCGGGCCGGGACGACATTTTTTTTGGGCTGATCGACAACTCATCGAGCAGCGATTGCCAAACACTTGCAGCCACTTCGACCACGTCCGCGGGCATGTCTGCGCCATGGATCTCGGGAACATAAGCCCCACACGTGGACGGACTGAAAAACACGATTTTGTTCATTTTTAGTTCCCTATAGCCCGCCAGTGAACCGTCCAACCCGCCTGGGACGCATTCGCCGAATTTTGCACGCGCAACGTGCAACCGGATGCACCCAACCCCGCCCCCATAAGCGCGTGCATCAAACACTGCGAGCCGACGTGCGTCAGTGCGATGTTTCGCGGCGCATTGGGGAACGGGATAGGGAATGTGACGTAAACGTATCCGTTCGCATCCGTAACGCCTGTACCCCACTGCTCGATCGCTCCCGAGGGCAATCGCTGGTAGCCATTGCCCGCCCAGAGGCTGGCGAACTCGTTCGCATATTTCAGGGCAGACACACCGTTCTCAACGACCCATTGCCCGTTACCTGCCGTAATAACGATGTTAGAGGCGGACTGGAGAGTCACCGATGCAAGCGATCCATTGTTGAATGAGGAAATTACATCTGTACCTTGCCGAACAATGGTAATCACACCGGAGAACGCGTTGTAGAGATAGAAGTTGGTTCCGGTTGGCACAGAACTAATAGGCGGCAGGGTAAGCGTCCCTGCGGCGTTGATTACGATACGATTCCCGGCTGACGAGATATTCAGTGTCGCGGGCAAAGCCAGGATATCCACGCGGCCTGCGAAATTTCCCTGACCCCGCTGCACAAACTCCGTAGTGGCTAGCGACTTGCCGCTATCGAACTGCGGCTGCGTGACGAAGTGAGAGCCGCTGAGGGTTCCTGCAAAACGCAGGGCGACCGTGCCGCCGATCAACCGCCACTGATCCTGCAGGCGGATGAATTCGGCGGTGTCGCCTAGCGCCAAGACCAACGGCCCAGCAACACCGGTCGAGGTATAAACCACATCAGTACCCGACCCTATGACCTTCAGCCCACCCGGACCAGCGCAGGCCACCGTGATAGTGGCCGCCTGCGCGATACCTGCGGTGGGAGGCAAGGTCGCCGTGAGCTGCGCAGCGTCGGAGAAACTGTGAAGCCCGCCGACATGCGAAGCCGACATCACCAGACTCGCATTGCTCGTGGTAAAGCCCGAGAACTCGACACCGCGCTGCTTCACATGCTCAGTCGTTGCTACCGACTTACTGATATCGAACCGCGCCGGTGTCGGGGCCGTCGGGTTACCGGCAAAGCTCGGCGAGAACAATCGGGCAAGGCCGTCGGTGATGTCCTTGAACGTCAGAGCGGTGGCGCCCACGACAATAGGGCCATCCGTCACCAGCTGCCAAATCGTGTCGGCCTGCGTCGCGCCGACCTCGACCGCCACCGTCAGGTTGGGCGTAACTTTCGTGTTGTTGTCAGCATCCTTGGCACGAACCCAGGCACCCACCGCCACCACATAGGGGCCGTTATCCTTCGCCGCCGTCTGGTTCTTCACCAGAACGCGATCGCCCGCGTTCAGCGAAACGCCGTCCACCACCTGCAACCCGACCAGATTGATATTGGCCGTGGTGGCCGCACGCACCGACTGCTTGATGTCGAGCTTGCTCAGCTCCTCCAGGATGCGCGAATCGACGTAGTCGCGGGTCGCAAGTACGACCGCTGGATCGATCTTGAGGCTGATGTTCGCGGCACTCGATACAATCAAGTTCATACGCACAACCTGCGTGCGACCGGAACCTTGCGACAGAATCGGCTTGAAGCTTGGCGCACAGTTCGCCACCGCCACCAGATCGCCGTCCGCATCATAAAGTCCGACTTCACGAATCCAGTGCCCGCCCTCATCAGCAGGGATCACTTGCTCGGCAATGATGACCGCCGCGTTGACCGGGTCGATGATGAGCTGATTCAGCGGACGGCGTCGCCATTCGTTGATCAGCTTGGTTTGTTTGGAGCTGGGTTGCGGATCGGTGTTATTGGCGTCGCCCAGGCCCATCTCGGTAATGTTCCACGGAACGCCAAGTACATTGGCATTCGCCAGCTTGGCCGCTCCCACGTCCGTCAGGATCGCGAAAAACTTAGAGTCCGCATCAATCATGAATAAATGTCCAAAGTGTCTATGGAGTGTTCGCGCCCGACTACACCGAATGTTCCGGTGACGTCGATGTCACGCATTTCTGGCGGGTAAATGTCGATGACGTCGCCGTCGTAAAGGCTTACCGCGACATTCAAATTGCCCTGAGTTTCGAGACTGATTGCCAATCCAGTCAGGTGCCGACTGACGGGCTTGGCGTCGTCGATGAGGCGCTCTACCTCTAGATACATTTCCTCCGTAATGCCTGTTTCTAGGACGCCGAGCTTCAATGCGAAGGTGCCCGGCGTACCCATGGGTGCTGTCTGCCACCACTCGACCAATTCAATGAGGTAGCCGAGTGGTTCGACTGCGCGACGGATGGCGTTGATGGTGCCCTTGCGCTTGTGTACGAAGAACGAGGCCTTTATCACCGAGCGTTTTGTTTTCTCTGACCAGCTCTGATCCCAGCGATCAACGGAGAGCGCCCAGGCAAGGTAGGGAAGTAGCGAGAGAGGGCAGCGATCGGGATTCCACAGGTCGCGCAGAGGAACCTTGAGGGCCACCGCTTCTGCCATTGCTTCTGTCGCGGCACGCTCAAGTGGTGTTGAACCGCTGGGGAGCAGGGACTTACTCATCCGAACCGCCTACCGAAAGCTCGTACCCAGTGCAGAACCCCGCCTGCTGCTTGTTCAGGACGATGTCCGAGGCGGGATGCAATAGCTCTACTCGCTGAACGCCTTCCACATGAAGCGCTGCGTAAAGCGCGGATCTTCGAATGTCGCGCCCGATGCGGCGCTGGTTACCGATGTACTTCTGAAGCGACTTTTCAGCGGCCTCCCGGATTGGCTCACTTTCGGGGCCAGGGTAGTAATACAAGACGGCTTCGACGGCGTACTCGATGACCTCGACGGACTGAACCGTCAGCCGATCGCCAAGCGGGCGAATGTCGTCGTCATTGAGGGCGGCGCTGACTTTGGCAAGCAACTCAGGGGATGCGATGCCTTTACCTTCACGCGAGAGCACGCTTACAAGCACTTCACAGGGGGCAGGGCTTTCAGCGCTTACGTCCGATACACGGCCATCAGCCGAGAGTGCGTGGTAGATGTATGCGCCCCGAGGGCCAGCCACTGATAGCCCTTCGAATGCCATTTGGCATCGGGCACGCAGATCGTCGTGGCTTTCCATCGTGGGCGGAATTGGAGGTACTGCCAGCGGATCGCCTTTATCGAGCACCAATCGTTCAAGGTGAAAGTTTGCAGCGATCTGATCGAGGTCTCCGTCAACGGCGTAAGCGAGCATTACTGCAAGAGCGGCCTCATTGACCCGCTGCCTTAGCAACATTTCGCGGTAGGCATTTTCCTGCAGCAACTTGGTAATGGGCTCTGACTCAAGCTCAAGGGTCGCTCGGATGGCGTCTTGTTTCTCGACCGGATTGAGGCTGATGAAACGTTCTTTTCGCTCGGCCAGAATCAACTCGAAGCTAACTACTTCAATAACGCTCGGCTCGGGGAGTTGCGATAAATCAATCATGCCGCTCATGCGCTTGTCCCCTTGATCGGAACTGATAGTTGAACGCGGGAACCGGACTGAGGCCCATCAGCGCGGGTCGCATCCAGTTCGGCGATCAGCGAGCCGGGGGTTGAACCGGTGGTCACGAGGAATCCTTTTAGACGAATGCGCGGCTCCCAACGAAGCAACGCCATCACACCCGCCGCACTGATGCGAAGGGGCAGTGATGCGTTCATGGGCTGGTCGATCAGCTCGGGAATCAGCGAGCCATACTCACGGCGCATAACCCGCGAGCCGATCGGGGTAGTGAAGATGTCCTTGCACGATTGACGGATGCTGTCGAGATCGGTCAGCTCCTCACCGTTATTGGCATTCATGCCCGAGTAATTCATATCGGGCCTCCGGTGCCTGGGTGTTTGTGGGTGTGGACGACGATGCCGTTAGAGATCATGTTTCCACCCTGATGAATGACGTCACCGGTGATGTCAGCACCCTTCTCAACGGTGAGCTTGCCCTTGACCAGCAGGTCGCCGGTCGTCTCCACTTTGGGGCAATCAATGACGCACTTCTCGGCAGCTTGGAGCAGCGCCGTTTTGATCCCGCTGACCGTTAACGCACCGGTTTTGTGGTTGTAGAGGATCTGCGCGCCGTCGGGATAAACCCGCAGGCATTCATCCGGGCTTTCGCTCGGCGCGGGGATACTGTCCGAGTTCAGGCCTACCAATACGAGGCCCAACGCCGGATCACCGCTCGGGCTGAAAATCACGCATTGCTCGTTCGCGGTTGGAGGATCCCAATCCCGAGTGCTACCAGCTCTGAGCGTGATGCAGGCGAGCCAATTCGATGTCAGACCACCGGAAGCAACACGCACGCGCAGAGGCTTGTGCCGCACTTCGGAAATGGTTCCGGTGCGGATCAGGCTTTCAAGGCGGCGGGAGAGGTCGGCAAATTCAGTCATGGCGCAAGAATGCCGCGCGGGTGCGAGCTCGGCATTCCGTGTGTGTTGTGCCGAGCGGCGGCACAACTTAATCAGCGGGCAAGGTGTGAGATTACGAGGTCGTGAATCGCGCTGACGTCGTCGTCGGTGAAGCCGAGCAGCTCGCGAGGGGCGTACTGAGCTTCCTTGCCACCCTTCTGCACCCGATCGCGTAGGCCAAACTGGTGTACACGAGCGATGCGTTCCACTTCACCCACGAAACCAATCACGGCGTTGTTCGACGTGGCCGATGTCTTGAGGTATCGAGCAGTCCGCAACTTGCTGAACATCGTGCGACGCACTCTCCCGGCCTTTTGTCTGAGCTGGGGTTTGCGCTTGGCAAATGGGGTGCCGTCGGGGTTCAACTGGTCGGCAATTCGCTTGCGCTGCCGGGGCTGGATTTCCTTGGCAATGGCTTTGGCAAGTGCCCGGCGTGCGCCGGGCTCAAGCTGGGCCAGTAAACCATCGAGATGGGTGTTTAGCGCTTCAATGCCGCTCACGTCGTCTGCACCGTTTCGCCATGGATGATGAGTTCCCACGTTTCGACTTCCGCGTAAGGGTCGAGTGCAGGCTCATCAAGATGCTTGATGGTTCGTTTCCCCGTGGCAGGGTCGTCGGTGACCGCAATCCGTTCAGTGAGCCTGAGCTTGATCGAGATGTCCGCCGTTTTCGTGTTGAGGATTTCCGCCTCGAACGTGAAACCGTCTCGCATCTTTTCCCGGTTCAACATCATTTCGGGCTGGTTGATTTTGAGCCATCCGAGGATCGGAACCATCAATGTATCAGGGTGCCCCTCGTAGTCCGTGACGATCGCATTGAGGATGTACTGATATTCGAACGACAGCGAATTTGCAGCCGTCGCGATAATGTTTCCCTCATCCAGAAAGATATGCAGCTTGTCCGGGTCACGCTTCAACTGCGGGATGGCAGTTCTCAGGAGGGCTCGCAAGCTGTCGGGCTTTTTCATTCCCGCGCTCCTTGGCAATCCGTGCAGCGCTCGCAGCCGGGCACGGCGTCACGCCGGGCTTGAGGGATCTGGTCATCGCAGTCAACGCAATGGGTCGCGCTTGGCGTCAGCACCGGTGGATTCGCAGCAAAATGACGGGCCAGCGCCTCATCACGTTGACGTTGTTCGAGGCCTTGCGCGCGGTCTTGAGGTGTAGTCATGGATGCTTCCGTTCGTTCTTGGCTTTGTCGGCTTTCAGTTGGCAGTCGAGGATCATGTCTACCTGTGCGGCACATGCCGCCCAGGCTTCCTCGACCTCTTCAGGGATGAGCAGGAGCTCGCCGTTGTTCGTCGGATGGCTCGGCGGCAATCGGCATGCGGTTACGCGCGGACACCCAAGCCCGGTACTGTCCGGCGCCGACGATTTCGGGGCGGGTACGCATGCTGATAGCAGCAGCAGGCAGCTCATCAGCAACCCAGTCGCGGAAGTTTTTGTTTTCACGGGTGAGCCTCTCGAACAATTCTTTGCTCTGCTGATTGCTGCTGCGAAGGTCGGCGAGCAGATCACGTAAACCGGCGCTCGCCCGGTCTCGGTCTGCGGCGTTTTCTTGAATCGCTTTCAACTGTTGATCCACGCGATCGGCTCGGTCATTCGCCTCGACCAACTGGGCGGACACATGCGAAGCCTCGGCGGATTTGATTCGGTATTGCTGCACCCCAACCAGAGCCATGCATGCAACCAAGGCCAAGGCGAGCGAACTGCTGAGCGATGGCATGCGCGTCCCTCAGTGAGTGGTTTTCTGCGGTGCTGAGCGGTAAAGCCCAGCCGCCGCCAGATCGCGCTCGGAAAGTTTTTCGAGCGCGCAGGTGGTGACGATGATTCGCTTGCCGGGGTGCAGTTCGGTAATTGCGTTGGCAAGCCAGCGCATGCATTCCTGCTTGGTGTCATCGGGCAGGCGCAGAATGTCGCCGTCATTGAGCTTGAGGTGGTCGATCTTCATGCGGCCAGCCTCTCGAAACGCTCATAGGCCTGAGCGAGCTTGGCGTCGTAGAGGTTTTCCTTGTAGGCCGGGCCGTTGTAGAGCTTGGCGAACTCTGCCCATTTGCGGGCTTTCAGCGACTTGTGTAGCGCTGGATC